CATCGGCGGGCACGAACCGGTCGAAGATCAGCGCCGCGCGGGTCGCGGCGGCCTCCGACAGTGAGACGACGTTGTCACGATAGGACATCGTCCAGATTCACCCCCTGCGACGCGAGGGAATCGTTCACGCGTTGTGTGTTAATCCGCTCGATCTGCGGCGGCGAGTAGCCGAGCCGCTCCAGCGCGGCGGACGTCGGGAGGATTCCCTCGGCGTGCAGTTTCACCACGGCGTCGGCGGTTTGCGCCGGGGTGCGCGTCGAAGGGTCAGCCCAAACGGGTTCCACACCTACTGAACGTGGATCGACGCCGTGTTGCACGGCCAGGATCAACGCGGCGACCTGTGCCCAGCTCCGGCCGAACGAACGTTGCTTGGCGAGCGCTCTGGCGACCAGGGACGCTTCGGCGCTGCGGATGGCGTCGGCCGATGGCGGCTGGTCGCCGTTGAGGCCGAGGTAGTGCGGTGGCAGTCCGGAGACCGCGCCGATTTGTTGTGTCAAGGTGGCGGTGAGGTTCGCATAGGAAGCGAGGTCCACCTGCTCGAACTGACCGAACCGCGTTTCGGGATTCTCCGCCTGCCACACCCGCGTGGTGTCTTCGGAGAACGGGTCGACGGGGTTTCCGTCCGCGTCTTCCACGATTTCCATGCCTGTCACCCAGCGGCGCGGTCTTGCAAAGTATTCCGAGCTGACCATGGCGTCGGACATCACCTTGTTCAATGCATCGCACACGTCCAAGATCGGGTCCATCTCGGAGATGCCCTCGGTGTCCAGCAGGCGTCCACGGTTCACGAAAGGGACGACCGGGATGGTGCCGAGCGGATTGTCCAGGGTCTCGACCACGCGCCAGCCGGTGGAGGGAATTCCGGCTCCTTGGACCACCCGGCCCTCCGTCCGGTAGCGGGTGATCCGGTCCGGCTCCAAGACCACGGCGCGCCCATAGCCGTCCTGTTCCCAGCGCTTGACGGCGGCGACCGGATCACGAGTGGCCGGGTCGCGGGCAACGGCGACCTGGGTGGGCGACTCGACGGTGACCAATGGTCGGCCGTTGTCACCGGTCCAGACGAACACGAACGAGCGGCCGAGGGTCAGGGCCTCGGTGTGGGTGATGGGCGCCATCTCCGGCATGCCATTGGCGGTCCAGACCGCCCAGAGTCCCGGGTCGGCCGCTTCGGCTCCACCGATGCGGAATCCCTGTAAGTCCAGCCGCTCGGCGAGGCTGTCCACGGCCAGCTTCGGAAGCTCCACGCTCAGGGTCCGGAATCCGGAGCCGAGCGCGGCCCTGGCGTCATCGGAGAGATACGCCAGAGGCTGGGTGCCGGAGTAGTAGGAGTTGAGCAGCGACAGTTGTTGCGCATCGGAGTCGAGTCGGCGGCCCAGAGCGATGAGGGTGTCGAGGGTGGTCATCGCTTGAAGGTCACCACCCGTCGAGTCCGTTTCGCCGGTTGGGAAGCGAAGAACAGCGCACGGGAATGAGCCATCACGGCGCAGACCGCGAGGTCGATGCGCAGCTTCGACCATTTCGTCTGCTTGGTGAGTCGCACCCCCCGCGCATCGTCCTTGACGTGCGCGTTTCCGACGTGCCGGGCGAGGTCGGGGTTGCCGGAATGCGTTGCCTGCCGGTTCATCACGGCCTCATACAGGGCGGCCGTCGCCGGAGCCATGCGGGAGGGGCTCTGCGGGAACTCGACCATCGGCAGTCCCTCGGCTTCGAGGGCCTGCAACGAGCGGGTCCAGCGATAGGGGTCGGCGCAGATTTCGCGCACGGAGAGCCGTTGACAGGTAGTGCGGATCATGTCCTCAACATCGGCGACGTCGACCCGGTACCCGGGATCGTCATTCGGAGGCTCCCACAGCGCGATGACGTCGAGATGCGGGAGCGGGTCAACGGTGCAGGCGACCAGCGCCGTGGCGTCCCCGGAGAACGAGCCGTCGAGCGCGAGTACCACGTCCGACCCGGCGAGGATGGCCGATTCGCGGCCCTGAGCGGCCCCGTCCGCGCCTGCGAGCACCGAGCAGGCATCCCAGGCACCCAGCGGCAGCCAGGCGCCTTCCGTGGCGACCCGTTGGTTCAAGTGATAACGACGGAACTGTGACTCGCGCGTTGTGCGAACCAATGCGGCGAGGTGATCGGCGTCAAGGGTGTCGTACAACTGAGGGTTTGCTGATTCCCAGGCCCGGCGGTCGTGGGTGTCGCAGTTGGCCGGTGCGGTGAACTCCCGAAAGAAGAAGTCGGGATCATTCGCGTTGCGGCCATGCCCCACGAGTCGTGCCATCAAGTTTTCGGGCTCATTCGGTCCGCATTCCGTGGAAATACCCAGGATGAGGGGACGAGCCCGTGTTGCTTGTCCGAGCGCGAGAGCGTCCCAGCAGTCCGGGTCGGTGACGTGAACCTCGTCCACGATCGCAAACGACGGATTGCGGCCCTGTGCCCGGCTGGCGTCCCCGGACAGCACCTCCATGATGCAGTCCGTGCGCGGAATGTAGAGCTGTTCCTTCCACACTTGAATGCACTCACGCAGGGTGTCGTCCAGCTCGACCATTCTGCGTGCGAGCTTGAACGTTACTTGCGCCGTTCTCTCGTCCGATGACACGACCAGAATCTCGGCGGACGCCTCGTCGTCGGCGACCAGGTGGTAGAGCGCCAGGCACGCGGCGAGGAGCGTTTTCCCGTTCTTGCGGGCGACTGATACCAATCCTTGGCGCGGCCGGGGATCCGAGTACAGACCGTTGAGGATGTCTTTCTGCCAGGGCCGGAGCACCACCGGAGACCCGGCCGGGACCGTCTTCGTCCCCTTGGGGACTCGGCAATAAGTCTCGATGAAGTGTGTTACCCGCTTTGGGCCGTGTGGAGGCAGCGAATCGGCATCAATGTGCCGTTTCGGCTCTGTTTTCGGCCCTCTACGCACGTTGTGAGCAATCCTTCGAGATCATTAGTGGCCCGAAACGGCTACCCCCACGCGGGTCGAGCCCCCCTAGTCGAGGGTTCACCCCCCGGGGGACAGATCTGCGACCAATCTCCGGCTCCGTGTGCTCACGCATTGTTCACCGTTGCCCTTGCCCAGCAATCGAGGATGAGGAGCGGGTGATCGGTGATGGTGGTCAGCAGTGCGGCGTTGAGAGAGACGAGGTTCCCAACGGTCTCGCGGGCCTCGTCCAAGTCTATTGACGCCAGGATGGAGTAGAGCGCCGCGTGATCGTGGGTAAGTGCAGCTCGGGTCAGTGCGATCGCGTTGAGCTTGGCGTCGCTCAGCGTCTGGTCCGTCATGCCGCACTCACGCTTGCCCGGCGCGCACCGCGCTTTGAGTTGCACGATCTACAGACGACCTCCACGTCGGCCAGGGTGCGGGCGGGCCATCGAAGATGATCCGTGGTCAGGGGATTTCGATTGTCTCCCCAGTGTCCACAATCACTACAAAAAGGCTGAGCCCGGCGAGCCCGGTCGGAAAGTCGACGCCAGGCACCGTCGTAGCCCCGAGACGTCGAGGACTGGACACCCAGCGCTGCCCGGCGCCGGTCCCGGGCTCCGTGGTCCCGAGGGGGCGGGAGGGCGCACCCGGAGCAGCGGCTGTCCGGGGACGGCGTGCCGCAGCTCAAGCAGGGGCGGTTCATGTTCAGGTGTTCGGCGGTGCACGACGCCCAACGCCGGAGCGCAGAAGCTACTGGCAGCTGCTTTCTCTCAGCTAGGGTGTAGGGTGTCGGGACGTGGCTATCACCAGGTGGCGGGAGCCAGAGGGTGTCACCTCTAGCGCCCCGCCGCGCTGGTTTGAGTAGACGAGTAGACCGCCTCAGCTGGCTACCAGTTCCCACACCCTGGCGGCAACCGAGGACATCGTGACGAAAAGTCCGGCCCACATCTGGCTCTGGGGTCGGCTTTTGCCGTGCCCACAGCATCCACAGTGATCACAACGAGGCATAATTATCTCTCCTGCATGAGTCGGTGAGGGCACTGTCCACCCTTCGTCTACATCCGTCCTACCGCCGAGGCACGCATTTAGGTGTGCAGGTCGCAGCCGAGGAAGCGGCGGCCCAGCGCGGCGCACGCCCGGCCGACCGGATTGGACCCGGCGAACGGGTCGACCACGAGGTCACCGGGCTCGGAGATGCGCTCAACCAGCTCGCCCATGCCGTCCGGGGACTTGGCATAGTTGTGTTGTGCGTAGTCGGCGTTGCGGGGGATGGCCTCGACCAGGTCGAACCCGGCGACGATCTGATCTGAGCCCCAACCGAATCCCCGGAACCGTCCGTTGCTGCACACGATGACCGGATACCACCAGGAAAAGACGTTGAGGGAGTTACGCTGGCCCTTCGGAATGACGTACGCGATCGTCCACACGTAGCGCAGATGCGCCCGGAGTGCCGTCTCCAGCTCGAAGGCGTACGGCTGGTCCACCAGCGCGGCGATCGCGCCACCCGGCGCCAGCAGCCGAGCCGCGTGCCGGGCGAGGTCGTCGTAGAGCCCCGGCTCCCACCCGGCACACGGCGGCCACGGCACGTCCGTGACGATCGCGTTCACTGAGTGGTCCGGCACATCGGCGAGCACGGTGCGGAAGTCGCCGATCCGCAGCTCGCCACCCGGCACCGGGGCGGGCCTGGCGGCCAGGCTGCGGACCTGTCGAGCCCCCTCCCGCAGGCTGATCAGGCCAGCCCGGACCTGCGCGAGGAGCCGATTGTCCTCGCACGCTAGGATTGCCCGAGCGTCCCGGATCGCACGCTCGTTGATTGCGAACATTTCCGCGAGTTCACGTTGTGTAAGCGCGCGTCCGCCCGGTTCCTGGTGCTCGGCCGCGTCCAGTGCTCGTGCGCCCTCGGTGCGGCAGTGCACGCGGCAGGAACGCGGATCGCAGATGTGGCTCATGGTCGACGCTATCACAGCGCCGTCCTACCGAGCCAGAGTGCGCGTCCTATAGATGTCGAGTCTTCGACCGCTTCCTGCGCTGACGAAGCATCCAGCGGTCGAAGTCGGCGTCGCTCAGCCGCAGCGCGTCGAGGGGGCTGAGGTCTTGATCCGGGGCCTGCTGGAGGACCGGATTCTGTGACCAGCGGTCCGGTGCAGAGATAGACGAGTGCGACCGGCGGGGGTAAGCGTCGGCGGCCTTCGCGCGGAGTGGAGCACCGTCCTCGTCACGGAAGTAGCCGTGCGACGTGTTGGTCAATCGGCCGCCATTGGCGGTCAGGAACGCGGCCGCGCGCTCGGGGTCGGTGGCGGTGGCATCTTTGAGCATGTAGCGGCTGACGGCCTCTGGGGAGTCGACGGGCTGGGAGTAGACGCGAGGGGCGCACCCGGCGCGTGTAGCGCACTCGGACAGCAGGCGCTCAGGGATCGCGGGGGCGCTGTGGGTGAGCACGTTCGCGTGGTGGCCGCGTGGGTTGATCTCGATCGTGATCGCCCATTCGCCGAGCGGGTACCCGGCGCGCTCCAGATTAGTTGACAACTTGCGGCGCATTGCAGAGAACTTGACGTAGGTATCCGGAACGCCGGTCAGCACGAGGTAGCGCTCGGGGCGCGCTCCGGCGAGCGCGGTGGAGCGGCGGGCTACGGCGCGGCGTCGGCAGCCCTCGCAGTCGAGGGTTTCGCAGCGCACCGGGATCATGCGGTCGTTGAGACGGTCGAAGTCGTATCGCCGTGGTGACTCGCATGGATAGTATCGAACCACTGAAACCCTGCCTTGGGTTTGTCCCCACTCGCCCGGTTCGGTACCCAAGGCAGGGATCAGACCGGACCGGGCGAGTGGGGGGACGTCGAGATGCGCGGCCAACGCCTCTCGCCTTTCGTCCTACCCGATCGCGGCCGGGAAGGCGAATCCGGTCGACAGGGTCATTCTCAGGAACAGGTAAACTATGTTGCAGATTTACTAGGATCTTTACAGAAACCCAGTGACTTTGCAGAGGAAGCTATGTGCAAGATTTACTAGTTTTTACACGAACCGCAGTGTCTTTGCAGACATTGGAGTGGGTGTGACGACGGTGTCGGACGAGCGGGAGCGGATGACGACGCGATCATTGGCGTGCTCGTGGCGATCCACGGTGATCTCGACCAGAGCGGCGACGACGGAGCGCTGCCGTCCGAGGTCTAACTCACCGAGACGGCGGGTGACGGCCAGGGCCTCGTCGTCCAGCTCGGCATCGGGCATGGTCAGCAGATCGCGGCTGCGGGCGACGAACGCGGCGGGACCGAACCGCACGGAGATGGCCCGCAGCGCGCCCTGAGCGGCCTCCTGTGCGGCAGAGAGGGCGGTCAGGGAGTTCCTAGCCTCGGGAAGCGCCAGCAGCCCTTCGGCGACCAACGTGGAGATGTCGGCGCGCCGTTTTGCGATATCGTCCAGCTCGTCGCGCAACTCGGTCATGCGGACACCATCGGCCTCGGTCGGGGCCAGCGCTGTCAGGTCTGCAATCAGCAACTCGGCCACCACGGATTCGATCACTAGCTCGTCCAGCATCTGTTGCCGAATTGTAGTGTGGTTACCGAAATGACAACGATACACCGGCACACGGTTCTTGTTGCGGCGAGAAACCTCTTTCGTGGCGGATCGCATCGGGCCATGGCACACCGCACAGGTCGCGATCCCCGATAGGAGGGCCTTGCGCGCCATGCGGTGCGCGTTGGTGCGACGCCGATCATCGAGCAGCACCGCACGAACCTGATCCAAAGTCTCACGCGAGACAATCGCAGGCCACTGTGCGTCCACACCGTCGAGCGGCTGGTCCTTGTAGGACGGAACGCCCCCGATTTTCCAGCTTGTGAGCACCTGCCGGAGGGTCCCGAGACTGTCCGACCAGCGACGACCCCCGACCGTGGTCAGCCCGAGGGAGTCGAAATGGCGACCCACGCTGCGCAGCGACGACCCAGCGATGACCATGGATATGCCCTGGCGGACCGCGTCGGCCTCGTCCTCGATGATCTCCGTTGTGGTCGTGTACCCAAATGAGCGGGTGCCATGGATCCGGCCCTGCTTCGCGCGAGCGAGCGCAGCGGCCGCGACTCGTTCAGCTTTGTGTGAGGACTCAAACTCTCCCGCCCAGGCGCAGATCGTGGTCGCCACGGCGCGCCCGGTCGGGCTGGAGAGGTCAACGTCCCCAGCGGTGACCGTGGCAATCTCGATCGAGTGCGTCTCGGCCAGTGAAATCAGATCCAGCAGATCACGCACTCTGCGGTACAGGCGATCCGGGTGCCAGGCAAGCACAGCTTTGATGCGACCGGCACGAATGTCGTCCAACATTCGTTCATAGGCGGGTCGCCGTTTCCCGCTGTAGGCGGAACGGTCGTCATCCTCATAAGTATCGACCACCGTCCAGCCCCGTCGCTCGGCGAGAGCCCGGCACTCGGTGGCCTGGCGCTCGACACCAGCCCGCTCACCGGACGGGTCGCTAGAGATGCGCACGTAGAGCGCGGCGCAGGCGGTCACCGGGACACCACCCGGCAGCCGGAGCACCGCACCGGGACGGGCGGGGCCGGAGGGCTGATCCACGAGACGAACGCGCCGCACGCGGTGCAGCGCAGGGCGACCGTGCCGGGCGGGCGACGGTCAGGACGGAGAGCGTCTTGGGTAGGCATACAAGTGTCCTACCCATGCAGCACCTTCACTGGCCCCGAGGTTCCAGTGCAGGGTGGGCCCGCCGTGGGCGTGGTCCACGGTGTGGTCCTGGTCGGTGTGGCGGGCGGGGGCGCGGCAGCCGGGGCCGGCGCAG